GTGTCCACGTAACAAGTCCTTCAAAATTTACCTTATTACGATCTTGTGGACTAGTAAATCTTCCTGTTTTAAAATCAACTATTAACACATTATAAGAATTTTTATGAAAAAATCTTGCCCAATTTTCTTCTCTGTTCGAAACGCCAGCTGTTCCATGCACTATTAACACTGTAGGGTTTTTACCAGATTTTTCAGATTTAAAAAATTTAATCGGAATCGGTTTATCAAAATATTCTATTGACGTCCATTGCTGAGCAAAAGCACTCTGTGTTACAAATAATAAAAGTAAAATTATACGTACCATATTTCTTTAAATCCTTCTTCTTCTGTAGGCATTTCGAAATTAGCAATCATGCTGGCAATAACATGATCTGGAATATCCTTGCCTGGCCGGCTAAGTAGTCTGCGGTAAAGTTCTTTATGCTCGGGTATTTTAAATACCACAGCAATATGATAATAATCTGGCAACATAGCAAATTTCTTAGTACGACTTTTTACAGTAGTGCTAGTTTGGTCCCAAATAATATCTCGTCCCATGTCTCGAGCAACAACAACTTCTTTAGCCATAAGTTCTACAGCAGTAGGCATAAAGTCTGTAAACACTTGACTATAAGTACTGCCAATCTCTTTAGCAAAGATTTCTACCCATTTGTCTGTGCTAATGTGGGCACAAAGATGCGCCCAGTCTTGAGCTTCGGCCCAGGTACTTTTTCCGCTTGCCGGTACTCCGATTAACTGATAACATTTTGACATTATATTTTCCTATTTAAAACAAACCCTTTGGTATACAGTAAGAATGCCTTAACGGTCCTAATCATTTGTTTAAAATAATATTTACGATAAGACATTCTTTTTCTTTACATTGTAGGGCCGTTGCCGTTTTTAAAACCAACTGTGCCACCTTCTGCTTCAATCCGTGCAATTACTTCTTCAAACAATATAGGAGCAAAGTTAGGTGTTTGCTCTACGCAGACACAATGGTAACGAACATCGTTCTCATCGCTGTATAAGATCTCTCCTGTACGTGCATCAACACCACGGGCCTTCTTAACGCGGTTTGCGTGTAAGTGTCCGTGAATGTTAACTCCAAAACGTCCTAAGCTATCACTATGTACAGGAATGTGACTTAAGATCATTCCGTTCATAACATGGTATGCACGTAATTCTCTAAAGTACTGTCTGTACTCGTCGTCACGGAAGATGTCGTGGTTGCCGCGGATTAAAACCTTGTCGCCGTTTAAACGAGCTAACGTTGACATGGCCTTACGGTTGATGACAACATCGCCCAAGTGGTAGACCTTGTCAGTGGGTTTAACTCGCTCGTTCCACGCCTTGATCATAGCTTCGTCCATTTCTTCAGGACTATCCCATGGGCGTAACTTTGTAACACCATCGTTACGTGTGAAGCGACAGACGCCGGTATGTCCGAAATGCGTGTCGCTAACTAAAAATACACTAGGCATCTTGCCCTCCTTTCTTTAAATATCACCTTCGTAGTTCTTAGGCACAATAAGCCCAGAATCTAAAATTACACCATTAATAGTGTGCGCTTCGTTTTCATCATAAGTCCAACCTAAAACTTTCATCATCTTATGCTTGACCATTAAGTTAGGACTACGAAAAACTTCAGTATCATTAAAGCCTATCATTACACCAACCTCACAGACCGCACCCGACCGGCACACTCCTGCAACACAGTGAACAACTACATTCATTCTTTTGTCCAATGCATGTTGTAATAGTCTGACAAGTAGGTCCGCCTGAGCATCGGTGACTTTAAATTCTTCACCAAATGCATCACCTACCTCAAGGTCCAGAAACTGAAATCGATGTGTCTCTTTGAACTTGTGCATAGGGTGAGGAAACTCCATGCCGGGATCAACAATCTGAATTAGCATACTATTCTCGCCAGCAAGGTGATGCCGACCTTTTGGGATATCTCCCAAACTTACATTTTCAATCCACGGCATTTTACACTCCTTGTTTTCTAGATATCCATCCGTCGTAGTTTGGATCAGCTACTTCATCAACGCCAAACTTACCTACGATTTCAAATTCGCTTCCTGTGATACTAACAAAAGCATCTAAAGTCTTAGCATAGGCCATTGCCGCATCTAAGCTAGGAAATTCTGTTTCTATTTCTTTGTTTATTACTTTGTACATACACATATTATAGCACCAAACTTTGGCTACGTCAACCTAAAAAAATAGCACCCGAAGGTGCTATTTCAAAAGTTAATACTTTTTAGTTAAGGTCATAACGAGGAACCATTACAGTCTTCATCATGATACCTTCTGGAGTGAATTGGTCCATATCCGCTGACAACAGAGCTGTCATGATGCTTGGACTAAAACCACTTACCAGTGCCGCGCCACTCTTGTCTGCCTTTACAGGCACGTTGCCAGAACTGTTTAGGTTCCAGAAAACAATTTGCGGAACAGTGTAACCTGCATCTGCGAACTTTCGTTCAATCATTTGCATTGCTGAGTCGTCGAAACGAGCACATTGGTTAAACTGCATGTCACTCAAGATGAGTAACATCTTTGGCATGTCACTAGCCGGTACTGAACCCTTAACTGCAACGCTTAGGATCTTGTCCATAGCGGCATGCAAGTTAGTGCTCATTTCCCAGTTGCTACTTGACATTTGGTCAACCTTTGCAACAATGTTACCCTTTAGAGTAGCCAGTTGTGGCTTGCTTGAGAAAGTCAAGAACGTGTCCTTGAACACACCCTTGTTCTTATCTGCAAGATACAAGCCTAGACCGACTGCTACATCTAAACAGCGAACAGTTGAACCTGGAACAGATGTTGTCATCGAACCAGAAACGTCAACTAGAGGTAGGATACTTGCGTCACCTACATAGTTAGGCAGAGCGTCCCATTGTGCAATCACATGGTCGGTTTCTGTCTTGTTCAGCTTAGTGTAGCTGTGTGCGATGCCCTTTAGGACATCATGTGGGAAGATTGCGCTGGCGTTAACCTTAACAGTCTTATCCCCTGCCACCAACTTGGCCACATACTCTGCGAACAGAGGAGTGTGACGGTTGAATGCCTTCTTGTAGTTGCGAGCAGCCACAGAAGGAACATGGCTAAAGTTGATGTTATCCCAGTCGTTAGCACACATCTGGGTTTCAACCACCTTGGTAAGAGCAACAAGGCTCTTACGATATTGCTTCGGAGTCATGCCAAAGAAGGCACGAATCTCAGCGGCAATTTGACCCTTACGGGGGGTCCACTTTGCAGCCAGACCGTTATTAGCACGAAGGGCATCGCCCAACATGGTATAAGCGGCTGACTTCAGAACAGGGTTGGTGAAGACAAAGATGTCATCCCAACGTCCAACTTCTGGAATCTTCTTTAGAAGAGCCAAAGCGGCGTCTGGGTCACGCTTTTCTAGATGAACTAGAATATCACGGAACAGTTGACGTTCACCTGCACCACCTCGGACATCACGTGCCCATTGTGCGATGCGTAATGCTACGTCTGCGTTTTCCACATAAGCGGCTGTGAAGTCGCCTGTGATGTCCTTACCACGGCTTGCACCGATGTTGTAGAACAGGTCAACGGTAGCCTTAGCTGTTGACTTACGTGCCTTCATACCGTTTGCGGTACGGGCTTCTTGATTTGCGATTGCGTTTACAAATGCGTTCATTTTATTACCTCACAGAATGTATTTTTTTTCGATATGCTTGAAAATTTAAAGTTGCTGTTAACATTCTAAAACTTTAACAGGATGATCGTGCCAATTTGTTTATTTTCTGGTCTGACCAATTACGGCACTCAGACCCTAGCAACATTCATGTTGCCTATTACATATTTTTCTGTATGTAAATCATATCCGGGCTTTGCCGGCCTAGCTATTCCTTGAGCGTCTATTTCTAAAACAGTATTTCTACTGTGCCCCGCGGCCACCTTCTATAGCTTTAGTTCGATTGATTTAAATTGCTGTAGTCATCCAAAACTAACAGGATCGTTGTTGACTGCTTTTATTTTACACAGGCCATCACTCTGTGCTTGTTGGTCTATTTCAATAGCAACCTTCACAGTCTCCAGGCGAACCTTTCAACTCCAGCTGACTACCATAGGGTCCAACGATCCATAGTAATATGAATGTTGCTG